TCAAAGGTGCATTGTGTTCGGTCGTGCTGGCGGGATTTGTGCGATTCCCGATACCGATCGGACCAACGACCGATCATGCAATGGAACTCTACTCGGACTTCCGCCGTAAGCTCGCGTTCAACGATTTGTTATACGAAGACTTCCCTGAGGTATGCCATCCGGTCCGTTGCTTGGAAGGGGCTCCACAGCGGGCGAGTCGGCAGCACATCGACGGCATCTACACGCGAATTCAGTGGACAGCGGACGGCCTACGCTTGGCTGACGTGCCAGCTAAGTATCGCGGGCCGATCGATTACGGTGGGGTACGCATGGAGTTTCGCGGGCTAGACGCTGCAATCCGTGGAATCAACCGCGACGGTGACCGGCCAGACTTTGTGCCGATCGATGAGCCGGAAACCCGCGAGTCAGCAAAGAGTGATTCGCAGATTGCCGACCGAGAAAACGCAATCGAGAAGGACATTGCCGGGCTAGCGGGTGAGGATCGCGAACTGGCTCAAGTGATGATAACGACCGTCCAGAATCGAAAGTGCATATCGTTCCGCTACACCGATCCAGATGACAAGCCGAGCTGGATGGGCAAGCGATTCGGTTGGGTTGAAAAGTGGCCTGATGAATGGTTGGTTGAGGATGGCTTGTGGCAAACGTATATCGCGATGCGTGCCCAGGATCAACGCAACGGCGACCGCTACGGACGGACGGCTACCGAATTCTATCTAGCCAACGAAACGCAACTGACGGCGGGTGGCGAGCTTCTAGCGGACAATTATAAAGCAACGGTGTTATCTGATGGATGGATTACGGTACACTCGGCTTGGCAAATGGTATTCAATGCGATTGCGGATACTTCGTACGATGCGTTTTGCACGGAATATCAAAACGATCCACCCGAATCGGAACAGATACAAACGCTCGATCTGACAGCGGCACAGGTCGCAAGCTGTCTCAGCGGAACAAAGCAACGCGAGCTACCGAGTTGGGTGAAACATGTTGTTCGCGGAATTGATATGGGCAAGGTAAATTGTTGGTATGTCGATCTAGCTTTTGCGGCTGACGGTACGGGCAGCGTGCTCGATTACGGGAAGTTCTCGACGTTCGGCTTGACAACGAATTCGAGCGACGAGGCAATTGAACTTGCGATGTTGACGGCGTTGTCAGCGTTCGTGACTGAGCACGATTCGTATAAGGTAGACATGGCATTCGTGGACTCTGGATATAAACCGGAAGCGATCTACGAAGCCTGCCGACGAATAAAAGGAACGCCGTACTATCCGGTCAAGGGCCAGGACTCGAGCTACCGTATGCCTAACGCGGTGGAGAATAAAACCCAGTGTTTTTACGAATGTCACGCGTCAAAGGTATTCGATCAATACCGGCGTCCACTGTGGCTATTCCAACCGAATACCGAGTATTGGAAGAACTGGCTTCAAGAACGCTGGCAGATCGAACCATTCACGGGTGGCAATCGGACGGCTGGTTCAATGACCGTATTCGATCCACCTAACGACGATTTGAAGTACCACAACCAATTTAGCAAGTCGATGGTCAGCGAGCGATTGGAGCACGTACCGCTTCCAGGTAAGGGCTACAAAGCAATCTGGAACGTCATCGACCGAAGCAATAACCATTGGCTCGACGCGGCTGGTTACGCATGTGCAGCAGCGGCGGTGTTAGGCGTGCGGCTGCTTTCACCAGAGATTAAGATAGTAAGAACCGAGAAGAAAGAGCAACCGAAGATGCCACACGCAGAGAAGCCAGAGCGGTTCAGGCAGCGGGCGGGTGGATGGATACCGAGAAGGGGAAATCGATGAGAGTGACGGTACTGATCGTGGTCGCACTGATTGCGGTACTCATCTTCGCGAAGTGCGTTGACCAGAACGGCAAAGATGTGCAAAAGTTGAAAGCGGCTAACGAACTACTAATGGAGGCGGCGAAACGATAATGGCAGAACACTTTGGAAGCGTAACAATAGCGTGCAATCTCACGACGGAAACCAACAGCCACGCCCAACCCGCCCCCCACAAACAACCCCGCTTCGGAGCAGCAAGTGAGCAATAAACAACGCAGGCAAGAAGCCAAAGAGCCTCGTAAGTTCGGCGTGCCGGAAGGTGCGGTAGAACAAATCGATCCACCGAAGCCGAGAGTGACATCGTTCGTACCTCGGCCATGCTCGATGTGCACTGCGTTGCGTGAACCCGATTCGAACTACTCGCGTGTCACTTCGACGCAAGGTAATATCCGCTACGTGAAGTGCTCGTTCTGCGGCAACACTTGGAAGGAACAATGATGCAGTCAATAGCAAAACCACTGCTAGAAGCTACCGAAGAAGCTATAGCGAGATTACTAGCTGGCGAAACGGTAGTGCAACTTGGATCGCGAAGCGTAACGAAAGTTGACCTGATGCAGCTAATTGAGCATCGTAGGATGCTTAAATGCGAACTAGAGCGGCCAAAGGTTTCAATCCTTGCTGAGCTAGGTCGCAATCGCCAACATCGACTTACATTATTCGCTAGGCTTCGAGTGGCATTGCGGGTTTTGTTTACAGGGCATGTAAGCGGGTAGCTTGCGATAACTCTGCTAGTGTCCGATTCTCAGTGAATGGATGCTGCAAGCCTACTTTCTCAAATCGAAGCGGCGATTGAAGCCCTACTAACTGGCGGGGCCGAATCGTATTCTATTGGCAATCGCAGCGTCACGAAGCTTGATCTAAATTCGCTGTTGGCTGAGCGTCGTGCATTGCTAACCGAGGTTGCCAACGCGTCTGGCTCGGGCGGTATGCGGCTAGCGAAAATGGGGAGGCGTTCATGAACCTCCTCGACCGTGCTATCGGTTACTTCGCTCCCGGAGTGGCATTGAAGCGGGCACAGTTCCGAAAGGTGTTGCGTTCGTATCAAGGGGCTGAATCGAATCGGCTCACCAATCAAAAGAAGCCACGCAATCAAGCCGCTGACCAAGAGCTAATGGGTCCGTTTGGTGCCGACGCTTTGCGAGCGTGGGCCAGGGCTTTAGTTCGCGATAACCCCTATGCGTGGAACGTAGTCGATACGATTGTCTCCAATGTAATCGGCACCGGCATAACAGCACAATCAACATACGAAACACCAGAGGGCGAGGACGTTGAAGACGTAAACGACATTCGCGACAAGACGTTTTCCGAATGGTGCGAAGTAGCGGACATCAACGGCGAGCTATCGTTCGAAGAAATCCAAATACTTGCCCAGCGTGAATTGTCCGAAGCGGGCGAGGTGCTCATTCGGCTAATCAAGACTCCCGGCAAAGAGTATCGCGGCATATCGCGACCCGTTCCGCTAGCGTTAGAGATGATCGAAGCTGACCGTCTGTCGCTCGAACGTGATGCGTTCTTGTCTGGCTACTCGCGAACTAATAACGTGCGTGTTGTTCGTGGTATCGAACTCGACGATAAGGGTAAGCCGGTTGCATATTGGATCTATCCGCAGCATCCAAACAGCCCGTACACAATTGGCAACCAGATTCCAGAACGAATCGTTGCCTCCGAGATAATCCACCTCTACAACAAGGACCGCGTAGGCAAGACTCGCGGCACTAGCGTTTTCGCACCTGCGATGAGTAACACTCGCGACCTTGGCGTATACCTTGAAAATGAAATCCAATCCTCGGCGGTGGCATCATGCTTTGCGGTGCATCTCAAAAGCGATACGCCGATGGGCAATCTTTTGCACCCCGAGGGCGAAGATACAACAGACACCAACGGCAATTCCTTCGAGTACTTGGAACCGGGCATCGTCATTCACGGCAAACCTGGAGACTCGGCAGAGGTCATCAACCCGACCCGTCCGAATTCCGGAAGTGAACCGTTTATCAATCTGATGCTTCGCGGCATCTGTGCCGGAACTGGCACGAACTACGAAGCGGTGGCAAAGGACTTTTCCAAGACAAGCTATTCGTCAAGCCGTTCGTCGAAGCTCGAAGATAGGCCACGCTATCGACGTGCCCAGAAGTATATCGTGCGTCACTTGTGCCAGCGTGTTTGGGATGAGTTTTGCAACGCTGCGGCAAGGGTATCTCTGAAGGGATTCCCAACGTCAAGCGAATTACTGGAAGATCGACGCGGGGTTGCTCCCGTTGAATGGCAGCTACCTGAGCAGGAATGGGTTGATCCGTCTAGCGAACAGAACGCTGCCGAGTCAAGCCTGAAGTCGTTCACCAACACATACCAAAACGTACTCGGTTCGCGCGGGCTAAGCTATCGAGCCGTGTTCTATCAGCAAGCTAAAGAACGCAAGTTGCGGATGAAGCTGGGTCTGCTAACGACTGAAGAGCAAACATCGCAAATGATGGCCGCTCAAACCGGGACCGCTGGACCTGCTGACGAAGCTGCTGCTATTGCGAGTGAAACGGAAGCAGGTACAGGCGAGTGGATGGGCCTAAGCCGCTTGCAGCTCAAGAACAACGACAAGGCACTAAACGACATCCTTACTGGGCTAGCCGACGGCACCATGAGCGTTGCTGTTGGACAAGCTAAGCTCGCGATGATCGGCATGAGCCAGAAGAACATCGACGCTGTAATTGCTGACGTGTCGGATGGTGTTGTCAATGAACCGTTGCCAGAAGAAACGGAGGTAGCCAATGCCGAAGCGTAAGGGCAAGTTACCACCGCTGCAATCAACTGAACTGGTCATGCGTCAGATCGACGTATCGCAACCAACGCGGGCTGTTATCGCTACTGAGAATCCGATTCAACGCTGGGACGACAAGACGCAGCAGGTCGTGAACGAAGTGCTATTGATGGACGGGCTAGAACTGCGGGCCGGTCGCGATCAGATGCCCATCGTCGATAGCCACGATGACACGACCGTTCGAAACATACTCGGCTCTATTCAGCAACTCAAAGTAGATCGCAGCACTGGCGAGCTCTACGGCGTGCCAGTCTTCGCAAGCGACCCGGATGCTCAAACGATTCAAGCCCGCATGAACGAAGGGCACATTACCGACTTTTCAATAACTGCCCAGCCGTTGGAATCACTCTTCATCCCACGCGGGCAGACGTTCACAACAACACGCGGGGCAGTCATCGAAGGCCCTGCGGTAATCCATACACGTTGGCAACCGCACAACGCAAGCATCTGTGCCACTGGTGCTGATGAGTATTCCACTGTTCGTCGGAGTTACACCGACCTAAATCGAAAGGTGAAAAGAATGGACGAGGCACTGTTGGCACAACTCAGCGGCATGGGGCTTCCCGATGGCATGACTGACCCAAACCAAGTACTGGCGTGGGTGGTTGGCAAACTTGGCAAGCCAGAAGCGGAAGCCGTCGAATCGATGGCTGAAGAAACACCCGTCGAAGAAACTCCACCCGTCGAAAAGATGGACGCTCCGATGGAAGAAGAAAAGCCAGTCGAGAACGCAGCGGCACCAGTCGCAATCGGTCGATCGGTCAACGAAACAATCAAGCGAGCTTTGGTCAACGATCAAAAGCGACGCAACGAAATTCAGGCAGCGGTAAAAATTGCAAAGCTGGACCAAGCGTTCGCTGACGAGCTTTGCAATTCACATGTCTCAGTCGCGGACGCTAACGCAAGGATTATTGAACGCATGGCTACTCAACCACTTGGTTCGTCGGTTGGTGCCGACGTTCATGTTCGCGAGGCCGCTCGCGACAAGCAATACGCCGCAATGCGGGACGGGTTAATCACTCGCTCGCTAGCATCGACCACGCTCGTCAATAGAAAGCTTGATCAAGCTGCGGACGGCCACAAAGATTTTATCAACATGCCAGTTCGCCGGATGGCTGCGATAATTGTTCGGGATGAACTCGGCCTGACCTATCACGATACCGAACGCTTGTCAGAAATCGAAATCATGCGGCTAGCTATGGGGCATCCCGGTGCTATCCGTCGGCATCGTTCATTGATTCGCCGCGACGCAGCCTACCACACGACCGGAAGTTTTGGAAATCTGCTTCTCGATGCTGTCAATAAAACGCTGCTAAGTGCCTATGAGGAGGCACAGTACAGCTACACGATTTGGGCACGGCAGGGTGCGTCAACGCCGGATCTAAAAGCGATTCATCGCATGCGGTTTAGCGAATTCCCGAACCTCGAAATGATTCCGGAAAACCAGTCTTATCCCGAAAAGCAAATGTCAGATTCGAAAGAAACCTATCGACCTGACAAGCGTGGGGCGGCACTGTCCTTCAGTTGGGAGTCGTTCATCAACGACGATCTCGACGCGTTTAGCAAAGGTCCGGTGATGATGGGCAACGCGGCCAGGAGAACGATCAACCAAGCCGTATATGATGAGCTGATGGCCAACAACTTGATGGGTGATGGCGTTGCATTGTTTGGTGCCCACGCTTCTGGAACCAATACGTCCGGAGCAGCAGCCGCTCCAAGCGTAACAACGCTTAACGCAGGCTACCTGTCAATGCGTAGTCAAAAGGGCCTCAACTCCAATGTGGCAATCAATGTTTCGCCACGGTTTTTGATTCACAGTCCGACATATGAAGCGACAGTCGATGAACTGCTCGTTTCAACCAGCTACAACGCTGCCAACAATAATGAAGGGGTTAAAAATCTCTACGGTCCTGATGGCCCCCAGAAGCGTCGCTTAATTCCTGTTTGCGACAACGCACTTGGAAACACAAATACAGATTGGTTCCTGGCCGCCGATCAAGCACAAGGAGTGGATACGATCGAGTACACATTCTTGCAAGGTGAAGAGTCTCCAATGGTCGATCAAGAGGAAGATTTTGACACCGACACGTACAAGTTTAAGATCCGTCAAACTTTCGGTGTTAAAGCGATCGATTGGCGTGGTTTGTATCGCAACAAGGCGTAGTCGTTCGCGGGAATTCTAACAACTGTTTTCAAACCAAAAATAAGGTAATCAAAAATGGGTAAGATTGAGACAACTCGCGAATGGGTGCGATATACCGAGGATTTCCTTGGGCCAATGACACTCACTGCATCGCCTACGCAGGGTGACCAATGGGACATTGCTGACACGAGTGCGGCTGGTACGCCGACGTATACCGTAGGTGGTATCAACGGAGAGGCGACGCTGGCGCTTGACGCGACATCCGAAGTGCAAAACGTTTGCCTATTCAAAAGCGACGTTTTGAATTGGGATATTGACTTGCTGCGTTATGCCCAATTCCGCGTAAAGACAGTTGCCGCTCTCGACTCTGCAACGTCGTTGGCGTTCGGGTTGTGCTCGGCTCGAAACGATGCGATTGACTCGCTAACAGCACACGCCAGCTTTCGTTTAATTGGCAGCAACGCAATACTCGTCGAATCGGATGACGGCACAACCGATAAGGACGATATCGCAACTGGTGCTAGCTTGGTGGCTACGTACAAATGGTTTTTCATCGACTTTGCGGGCGGCAAGGCTAATGTTAAATTCCAGGTGGACGAAGCCCGTGTCGCTCCTGTAACGACATTCGACATGTCTGCGTATTCGGCTGGGTTGCAACCATACGTGCAAATCCAGAAAACAGCGGACACGAATGCGGATTCTGTTGTAATCGATTACGTGGAAATCCTTAGCCGTCGATACTAACCATGACGCTACACGACATTATCGAGTCCGATGCGATAACGATATTCTGCAACACTGATGATTTTGCGGAAGTCGTAACGTATTGGCCTCGTGGTGCAACTAGCGGTCGAATAATCAACGCGGTGGTTATGCGAGAGCAGATTGCTGCGTTTGATGCGCACGGCGGGCAAACGAACTTGCCAGCGTTTGAGGTTCATGTAGCCAACGATGCGACCAATGGAATAAGCAGCACTGAGCTAGACACTGGCGGCGACGAGATAGCATTCCCGCCACGCGACGGTAAAACGGCTGTACGCAAGGCGGTACTGCAATTGATAACGCAAGATCACGGAATGCTGGTGCTTGAATGCCGGTAGTACTGACTGTTCTCGATGAGATTATCGAAGTCCTTATCGCAAGGCTTGAGACGCTCATCGATCCAGCGGAGCAGACGCGAGTTGTTGAAGTGATTCGACCAACGCGGCTCGGAACATGGACTCCACGAGATTTGCAGATTGTGGTCGTTCAAGGTGAACCGGAGCGGGTGCCAGAACTTGACTGTCCGGGCAATCCGCCGGCTGAATGCAACCGGCAGATATTCAATTTGTATTGCCATGTGCGTTCAAGCGAAACCGATGAGGAACCAGCCGACAAAACTGTTAATGCGTTCGTGGCTGACGTGAAAAAAGCGGTATGCAACCCAATGGCAACGTGGCACAACTTTGCATCGCAATGCGGTACGCGGTTGGCCATCAATGCTGAGTGGTTGACACCAGAGAACTTAGAAAGCGGTGAAGGTTGCGACGGGATTAAGCTACCGCTCGCGATCACTTACCGCACTGATGAAAACGATCCATACAGCGTGAGAGCATGATAGTCAGCGTCGATTCAGCAAGCGTGGCGTCACTAAAAAAAGCGATCGAAGGGACAGCTAGAACCCTACGCAAAGAGATTCGAATTGCACTGAACGCGACCGCAAAAAAGGCGAAGTCGCTAACAAACAAAGAGATACGAACCGAACTTGCAAACATAACCGCGTCAAACATCGACTACACAATGAAGGTGCATTTGTCGGATGGTGAATCTGATTTAACTGCATCTCTTGAGGTCAAGAAAACTGACAGATTATCGCTGCGACACTTTAAGCCAAGGCAAATTAAAGCGGGAACGAGTTACCAAATTAGCAAAACCAAAGGACGCAGAACTGTGGTAGGTGCGTTTCAGGGTCCAAGGGTTGGGCTGATGAAAGCGAGTTGGCGGGGCAATGCATTCAGGAGGGCAGGCAAGTCGCGACTGCCGATTATCAAGCTGCGTGGTCCAAGCCCGTGGGGGGTCATGACGGCTGGTAAAAAGACCGGCCCATCAGAAGCATTGATTGACGCCGAACTAAAAAAACAAATCGAGCGTCGCGTTAGATTCATCACACTTAAGAAAGCAGGGGCGATCTAATGCCGCAAGTAACAAAAAAACGAACGCTCGCAGCGAAGATTGAAACCACTATCGGCACGGCGGAAACACTGACAGGTGCGGAGGGTGTATTCAACGCATTTAATCTCGTTGTTCAGGCAACGATCCCGGTTGATGTTCGCGAAGCCCAGGGTTCGTTTGGCCACATTGCCGGGGTGCCCGGTGCTCGCATGGGTACGCTGACATTTCGCACTGACGTTGGCTACGACAACACGACCGTTCCAAACTGGGCCACTGTGCTGCTTCCAGCGTGCGGATGGGTCAACTCCGCAGGAACATTCACGCCGCGAAGCGAAGCCCCAGGAAGCAACGTAAAGACAGTAACGATTGGCATCTATCAAGACGGTGTATACAAGAAGCTCGCGGGAGCGGTCGGCACGTTCAATATGGTATTCCCGTCAGGTCGGTTGGCTTATATCGATTGGACTTTCACGGGCGTATGGCAAGCGGTTACCGACGCCGCACTAATCACTCCGACATACCCAACAACCGAAACGCCGCTGCGTGGTGCCGCGATGACAACGACATTCAACAGCGTTGCGTTGTGTTTCGAAAACCTATCAATTGACGCTGGCAATAACGTCGTCATGCGTGAATGTACAACTGACGCAAGCGGATACATCAGCGGGATCATTACTGACCGCAACCCTGTCGTCAAGGGCAATCCGGAATCGGTACTCGTTGCAACGCAAGATCGCTTCGGAATGTGGCTGGCAGGAACCGAAGCCGCACTGAGTATTGCGGTCGGATCGGCGATCACATTCACGGCACCCAAAGCCCAGGTAACGAATATTCAAGAGGGTGACCGTAACAAGATGGTCATCGACGAAATCGAATGGGCCGCGAACAAGAACGGCGTAACAGCCGACCAAGAACTCTCGATCGTATTTAGTTAAGGACGTTATGCCAATTTCACTTGAACCGAACAAGCGATTCGACGTTGTACTTGACAGCGACATTGATAAGCCATCGGGCCAAAAGCCGACGTTTCATTGTGCCTCACAAACGATGCGTGGCCACCTTGCAATACTTGAAACGCTTGACAAGTGGTTCGAGGATGGGGTCACCCCTGCTCAACTATTTGACGCAACTATTGCCGAGCTTAATCGGGTTATTGTTGGCTGGTCGGCGATGGGCTCGCATGTGTTTGGCCAAACTGACCTACGCGATGTGCTGACGTATGAGGAAGCTCGGGAAGTATTGCGGAAGGTTGCGTATAACGTCCACATGACAATCGAGGAAAAAAAAAGCTAAGGATTGCGGCAGCGATTCGTAACGGTCGCATTTGCCGCGAGTGTACAGCAACCAAATGCCGCGATGCAGGCACGGACCTAGAACCGCTCGAGCTTGAATGTCCTGAATGTCGAGGTGATGGTTGCGGCAAGTGCAACAACGGAACGATAAGAATTAACGGATGTCCAAACGCATATTGCTCGACGATCATCCCGACGCTGAGCATGATTGAGCTATTCGAAAAAGGACTGCCACCGGTAAGCGGTGGTGTGCTGGATCAGTCGGCATCATTTATCGAAGCGGCAAAGTATTACGCAAACGAAGATCAACTAGCGAAAGCTGAACAGTGAGCGAAGGCGTCAAGATACTCATTAGTGCCGATGACCAAGCGAGTAAAGTACTCGGGCAGGTCGCCGAAACTGTTGATGATAAAGTAAAGCGAATCAAGAGCGTTGGCCAAGGCGCTAAGGCCTCAACTGAGTTTATCGGAACGCTCGCAAATTCACTCGGTGGCAATGTTCTCGGTTCCTACGCGGCAGGGATTGCACAGATAACTGAAAGAGTCAGTGCGTTTTCTGAAGTTAGCAAAGCGGGAACAGGTGGGGCGATGGCCTTCAAGGCCGGACTCGCTGGTGTCGCTCTCGTCGCTGGGTTCAAGATCGGAACGATGATCGGCGATTGGGTATTTGAAACTGCACGATGGAACGCCGAATTAGCCAAGGCCAACGAGGAGATGCGTAAGTCGGCTACTGTTGCTGCGGAAAGAATAGGCGTCGGCTTATCAACACGTACCGCAAAGATTGAGCTAACCGAAGACCCTATAGAGCGAGCGAAGCTACTGCGGCAATATCAGACTGAGCTTTCGAAAGAAGCTGAGAAGACCGCGAACGAACTTAAGAAGCAAACCAAAGAGCTTGAAGATCAGCAAACTTGGTATCAAAAGCGATTCGGAATATCTGAAGAACAGAAAGCTGCCGATGAAGCCGAGTTAGCAGCGAACAAAGAAAAGCTCGCGGTGATTGAGAAAGAGCAGCAGGCGATTCAAAACAAATTGCGAAGCGACGTTCAAGAACTAGAAACGCTCCGCGAGGCCGCTGCACTCAAGAAACGCAACGACGATTTTATCAAGGGGCTCGAAGATGAAGTAGCGTTACTCAAGGCTTCCAAGGATGAGCAGGCTGAAATACAAGCCATGCAAAAGGCTGGCGGCGATCCCGCAGCGGCGGCTCGCATTGAGGGCTTGCTACGCGAAAAGGAAGCTCTTGAAGAAAAGAAGCGGATAGAAAAAGAGATACAAGACGACGCGAAAAAAAGGGCAGGCGAACAGGAGGCAGATGCTAAACGCGTCGCTGGTCTGAAGAAGAAAGAACTTGATAACCTAAAGCAGCAACGCATTGAGCTTGAGCAGGGCAAACAAGCCGCCCATGCGTTCGAACTTAAACAGCAAGGGATAGATAAGGCTACAGCCGATCGCATCGCTACAGAGCAGGCCGCAATCGATAAAGATAAGACGATGCAGGAGTTTAAAAAACCCGATCTACAATCCGTGCAATCGCGACTACTAACACGAGGTCCGGTTGAAAAGGGCATTGACAAGGTAGCTAAAAACACCGAGGGTGCATTGCAAGAGCTTAAGATGATTCGCGAGAAACTCCCGCTATCAACATCTGACTCTATACCGATGGTGTACCAGTCATGACAGCAGGCCCAGCTATCGAAATGTGGTCGCGGCAATCTGGAACCGCAAGCCATAAAGACGCAATCCGTCGCGTAACTATGACACGGGCGTTTAGTGTTACGCTTGACGCAACTGATCGGCTGGAGGTTGTGTACACATCAGCGGGACTTCCGCTAGTCGATAATCTCTACCCAGATACGTTTTCAATAAAATGCACGGACATTTCCCCTCAGCGGGTATCGCCGATTCTCGCAATCGTTACCTGCAATTATGAAGGTGAGGCCGGACCTAACGGAGTAGACGATACGCCGGTCGGTGGCGAGCCGTCGATCGAATGGGGCGGTGTGACAACCGATGAAGCCATCGACGAGGACTGGAACGGTAATGCGATTGTGACCGCGAATGGAGAGCCGTTCGATGGAATCACAGAGCGGCTTACCGATGACAGTTGCACGATTGAGCGGAATTTTCTATCGGTTAATCGCTACGCTGTCCGAGCTTATCGACGGGCCGTTAATTCTGACGTATTCCTTGGTTGGCCACCTGGAACTTGCCGGATGATTGACGACAATGCCAAGGCGGTATATATCGATGGGCTTATAAAGTATTGGAAGGTTAGAGCGGTATTTCAATTTCGTGAGCCGTTCCGTACAACACCAGATAAAGCCTGGTACAAAAGAGTACGGCACGAGGGCTATTACGTACGCGATATTGCGGGTGGGCCAACGCGAATCGCGTGGGACGAGACTGGCAAAACACCGACGACAAAGCCTGTACTATTGCGAGCAGACGGAACGCAACTCACTCGACAAAGTGCAGTGCTCGGTCAGACCGAAGCAGAGTGGGTCGAATTTCAAACACTTGGTAGCTTACCGTTCAACGCATTAGGATTCACATAATGGCTGACTTATCGCAGACCGCAGCAAACGTCGCAGTTGGTGCAAGCACAACCCCGACGCGTCGCGTGCAAGCCGGAGAGGCAATCACTCAAGGCATGCCAGTCTACAAATCAACGTCCGATTCAAAGTATTATAAATCTGACGCGGACACATCGGCGGCTTCAATATGCGACGGCATCGCATTGACACCAGCATCGACTAGCGGATATTTCGTAATCGCGGAACCGTCAACAACCGCTGGCATATCGCTCGTGAACCTTGGTGCGACGCTAACCGTTGGGCTAGAGTATTACGTGAGCACTAACGCGGGCGGAATATGCCCAATCGCGGATCTTGCAACTGGTGACTTTCCAACGTCGCTAGGGTTCGCAACAACGGCGGCGTTGCTGGACTTCCGATCAATCTCGGCACTTGTGGCAAAACCATAGTATGGCACCTACCGGCGGCTACACATCACCCGAAAATGTCCGGCTGTTTATTGAGTGGACTAAATATCTCAAGGCTAGCGGATGGAGGATTGATGCAGGGCGGAATAACAGTCAGTTCATTCCACCAGAATCACCGATCTACATCCGCAACGACACCGGCGAAGCGATCCCGGCATTCGCGTGCTTGCAGTGTACCGGCACGGTCGAAGCTGGCGGTCAAAGCTATATAACGGTCGATAAGCCGGTTGACATAACTGGGACGGCTGGCGGTTACCTTTTCAATGGCATTGCACCAATTGAGATCGACGGCTACGGTCTCGCATACGATGGGCCGCTGGTGCGAATGCTAACCGATGGATCAAGTATAGTTTGCGGTGACACGTGGCAACCGCAAGTCGCTTCGTTTGAGGTTGTGCCCGGTGGGTCCATGTTCTCGGCAGTTGGTGAAGATGATATCGAAACCGATGTTATGCGGGCTTTTATTGTCGTGCCTGGTGGCAGTTCGAAATACGCCGCTCGCATGATGGCCGCATGGGCAAGCAACGTAGCATCGTGTGAAATCTACACTCTGGCCGGTGCAACAGTCGTCTACAAGGAAGTGGCTGACGTGTATGACCCGCTGAGCGTGTTAGCTGCACTGAGCACCGACGATTGGATGTACTGCACATTGCAGGGAGGGCTTTATTACGCGGCTGATCCGGCAAGTTGCCCTGGTACGTCGCCACTGATCGCCAACCCGCCGGAGACGCAACCAGCATGAGTTGGCTTGGCTCAGGATTCGATTGCAGTTGCGAGTGTACATTCTCTGCTGGCTTTGCTTACGACGACGGAATTAACATCGGAACCCAAGTACGCGACGGTACTTGCATCCTCCAATTCTTAGTCGGCAATCTTCTCGACGGATGTACGCCGATCGATGTTGAGACGGCAACGATTACTGTTGATCTAGAGTGCAACGGGACGCCGATAACCGATCCACTGATTTACGAGACAACGCTCAACATTATCTATTGGCACAAGTGGAAGCCTGCGGCAAATGATGTTTACACAGCAACTGTTACCCTGGACTGTGGCTATGGGAATACGCTAACTCGTAACTACGAAATCACGATACCTGATCCAGCTAACACGAGTTGCGTTTGTTGCGACGACAACGTTCCCGACTACGTCATTATCGACGGATTTACAACTGCATGCTGCGATTGGGCGAACGGAACATTTACACTTCCTAATCAATCGTCAACTTGCCAGTGGGATAACGGAACAATGGCTGTGTTGTTTGATCCACCCGCAAATGGTTGCGGTGCTGGTTATTGCTTCACAGGAGTAGAATTCAATGGCACAACATTTGACGTGTGGC